AGCCTAAACAAAGATTATTAGATCCACCTAACCTAGGACCTGAGTCCACTTCATTAGCAAACCCTAGACCAGACAATGATGTAGATAAAACTACAGTAAGATTCGGTACGTTGTTTAGTAGGGGCACACCTCCTACAACTGCAGCATTAGGTAATGTTGTTGTCTCTGCTACTGAAGATGCTAGTGGTCTTGCGTTAACTACAGGGATAGGTCAACTTGAATTAGCAACTGGTGTAACTGTTGCAGGCTTAGCATTATCCAGCGCAAATGGTGCGCTTTCAATTGACACTACCGAAGATGCTCAAGGATTACCACTAACATCAGAACATGGTACTTTAAATTTTGGAGCAACAGAAAATGCTGTAGGCATAGCAGCCGCTTCAGCTATCGGAGATGTAACTAAATCAGCAGGATCTACAGTAGATGTAACAGGAATAGGGTTATCTTCTGGACATGGTTCAAATGGTATAACTATAGACTTAACAGAAATTCCACCAGGAATACAACTGGTTTCTGGTAAAGGAGATTTATCATTCCAAGCTAGTTCTAACATAACTACAACTGGAATAGCTCTAGCAAGTGCTAAAGGTGATATTGTTATTAATGCAGAAAATGATGTTACAGGGTTGCAACTTGTATCTGCACATGGTACAATAAGTATAAGCGTTGATGATCAAGGATGGGGTGCTCAGACTTGGGGTCAGAACGCTTGGGGAACATAATTTATGGGATTAACATACGTACAACTCAAACAAGGTATTCAAGATTTTTTAGAAAATAATGCCACATCTTTTACTACAGCTACAGGTGCTGGAGTAGCTCCTATTGATGTTTGCATACAACTAGCTGAATTAAGAATTGCTAAAGAACTAGACCTTACTGCCTTCAGAAAAGTAGCAAATCTTTCTGTTAGTCAGCATTCTCCAACAGTAGCTGTGCCTGAAGATTTAGTTGTTCCTAGGTATTTGAGAATACAAAATGGTGACTTCTTACTAGAAAAAGATGAAACCTTTATTAAAGAATTTACAAAAAATCCTACAGATAATTCTAAAGCAGGAGTGATAAGATTCTATGCTTTAAACCAAACTGGTACTGCATACACCAGCAGTAACAGACAAACAAATTTCTTGTTCGGACCAATACCAGCCCTTGCAACTACAGTTGAAATAGGGTATACTATGAGGGTTCCAGGCTTATCTTCAAGTAATGCTAACACATACATTGGAGACAGAGCACCAGACGCTATACTATATGGATCATTGATTGAGGCAGTAGCTTATATGAAAGAAACTCCACAAGCAATTGAACTATGGCAAAACTATTACAATAGAGCCATACAAACCTTAGCGAATGAAGAACAGGTAAGAATGCGAAATGATGAATTTCGCAATGGTGAACTAACAACGATGCAGAGAGGACAATAAAGCATGGCTATTACATCAGCAATATGTAACAGCTTTAAAACAGAGATTTTAACAGGTACACATAACTTCACAGCAAGTTCTGGTAATACTTTTAAAATTGCTCTAATTAAAGCAAACTCCGCACAATCTGGTACATACAATAAAAGTACAACTAATTATACAAATGTTACTGGTAACAGTGATGAGCTTGCAAATGGTAGTGGTTACACTACAGGCGGAAATACTTTAACAAGTAGCACACCTGTTTTAAGTACTGACACAGCTGTTTGTGATTTCGCTCAAACAACTTGGACTAGTGCTACTTTTACAACTAGAGGGTGCATAATATACAACTCATCAGCTTCTAACAAAGCTGTTATGGTTTTAGATTTTGGTGCAGATTATTCTGTTTCTAACGGAACATTTGCAATAGACTTTCCAACAGCAGACGCAAGTAACGCGATCATAAGGATTAGTTAATGGCATCTACTTGGAGTAGCGGTGGATTAAACTTACGTTTAATGACCACAGGTGAAAACGATGGAACCTGGGGTGATCAAACTAATGATAATTTAAAACGTCTTGAAAATAAAATAACAGGACGAGCAGCTGTAACTCTATCAGGTACAACACATACATTAACATTTACTGCTAACCCCACATCTTACACTGACGAAGATGGAAGAAACCTTGTCCTCGACTTCGGTGGATCACCAAGTGGTACTAACACAGTAACTATCCCCGCGAAAGAAACTACTTATGTAGTTTTAAATAATACTGCAAATAGTAATTCTATTATATTTACTACAGGTAGTGGCACAACGTTTACACTTCCTGCAGGTAGAGACGCAATAATTTATTCAGACGGTACTAATGTACTTAATGCATTAGATAACTTGCAAGTAAGTACGGTTAATGGAGTAGATCCATCTACTTCGGCTACTGCTGGATTTGCTATAGCTATGGCTGTGGCGCTTTGAGGAGAATATAAATGGCACAAAATTTTAGAAATCAAGTAGCTAGAAATACAGGAACAAGTCCTGTAGATATTTTAGCACAAGCTAATAGTTTTGATACAGTCATTGGTATTAGATTAACTAACGTAGCAGCATCCGCAATTAATGTAGATGTATATATTGTTAGATCATCAACCAATTACTATCTTATCAAATCAGCACCTATCCCTGTCGGTGGCTCACTTGAGTTAATTGATGGAGGAGCAAAGGTTGTATTAGCTTCAGGTGATAAAATTGCTGCAGTATCAGATACAGCTAGTTCACTTGACACAGTAGTTTCATTCATAGATACAATTAGTACATAGGAGTAACACTTGGGATATATTGGAAGCATACCAGCAGATAAATTTCAAACTCTACAGAAACAGAGTTTTACAACATCTGCTACTGCTACTTACACACTAAGTTATGCAGTAACAAATCCACAAGATTTGGCTCTGTTCATAAATAATGTGAGGCAGAATCCTAATAATGCTTATACTGTATCAGGAACAACACTAACCCTATCCTCTGCAATAACTGGTTCAGATACCATGTATGCAGTGTTCTTAGGCAAGTCAGTAGAAACTATCGCCCCAGCTATAGGCTCAGTTACTAATGATATGTTAGCTGGTTCTATTAATGAAAGTAAATTACTAGGATCTATTTCTAACGCTAAACTTGCTAACTCATCTATTACTTTAAATGGTTCTGCTGTTTCTTTAGGTGGTAGTGCTACTGTAGGTGGTGGTATTACTGTAGCTGATAATTGGAGAATAAGTACCGATTTCACAGGAAATGCTCAACCTATATCATCTAATTTGGTTCAAGCTAATAGTTCTGGTCAAGGCACTATTGGTAGTGCTATGACAGTTAGTTCAGGTGTTTTTACTTTTCCTTCAACTGGTATATATCTTGTTGAATTTGATGTTCTTATTTATGGCAGTGTAAATGCAGATGTAAGAATTGATTTTGAAATTCAAGTATCCACAGATGGTGGAAGTAATTGGGATGCTAGAACTAAAGGTTTTGAAGAAGTAGCTCATACAGCTAATACTAGTGGTCAATGTAAAGCATTGATAGATGTTACTGACACCGCACAAGTAAAAGTAAGATTTGATATAGCTAATAATATTAATCTAGTTAGAGGTGGTGGAGCTAACAATCAAACAAGTATGATGTTTATTAGATTAGGAGATACATAAAATGGATAATAATAATAGACCAGATCATATAGAAGATTATTTAGCGAGATTACATAGTGGTCAATGGTTTGGATTTGGTAATAATGAAAATAAAATTTATGCAAACTTAATTGTTCTTGATGACACTAAAACTAAACCAACAGAACAAGAATGTATTGATGGATTAGCACAGTTACAAGCTGACCATGACCAAGCAATCATTGATAAAGATAATAAAAAAGCTTCTGCCAAATCAAAGCTAGAAGGATTAGGTTTAACAACAGAAGAAATCAAGGAGGCATTTGGGATCTAATGGCTATATCTAAAATACCAAACAGTGGATTTGAAACACCTTTTAATTCCAACAATCTTGTTAATGACATATCTACTTTAGCATTAAGAGAAGCTTCTACAGAAAATAGAGTAGCTTACAGTTCAAACTCTAGTTCAATAGATGTATTTCAAGATGCAACAGGAATTGATGCAACTTCTTCTACTTCAAGAAATATTGTAAGTGAATATGTTTCAAGCACTACATCAGTTGTATCTCCTAAGAGATATTGGAGAGCGTATAAAGTATCGGCAGCTCAAGCTGGAAGTTATCATAGTATATTACAAGTATTTAGTGGTGATAGTAATGACACAGCAGTAACTATAACTGCTGGAATGTTATCATCATCTGGCGTAAGTGTAACTAATGGATTAGACAAACTGTTAGACGGAAACACACAAACAGCATCTTTCCATACTGATAGTGCTGCTGTTGGCTCTACTGTAACTATTGACTTTGGTTCGGGTAATGAAAAAGCATTAACTAAATGGTTTTTTAATTATAATTCACTTACAACTGCTAGGTGGAATATTCAGTGGTCATCTAATAATAGCGATTGGAATACAGTTTTTACTGATTATTATACTGCTAATACAAACGGAACTTGGAATGCAGTTACAGATGATACACTTAATGCAACTGGAAACTTTACTGGTGCAACAATAACAGCACCTAGTTCTGTTTCTAAAATGGGTGGTATTTTTACTTATCAAGATACTTCTGGAACAAACTCATTAAACACAGACATAATTTTACAGCTATCAGCAGATGGTGGATCTAACTTTACCACTACAACTTTGACAGCTTTACCAGATTTTTCTTCAGGAATTAAAATGGCAAAAGCAAATGATGTAACTGTTACTGCTGGTACTTCACTTAAATATAAAATACTCTTTGCTAATCAAAGCAGTGGTAGTAAAGAAGCAAGAATTAGAGGGGTTAGTTTACAATATTAATGGCATACATAGGTAGATCACCACTAACTGGAGCATATCAACTCATAGATGATATCTCAGGATCATTCAACGGTACCTTAACAAGTTTCACTTTACAGTCTGGATCACAGAATATTTCTGTAGAAACAGAGCAGTCTTTAATCATCAGCATTTCAGGCGTTGTCCAGTACCCAAATACAGCGTACACTGTTAGCGGCAACACGATTACATTTACCAGTGCCCCTCTCTCAACCGATACGTTTAGTGGTGTGCTGTTAGGAAATGTATTTGATATCGGAACTCCAACGGATGCAACCGTAGGTCAAGCATCATTGAGCTCCACATTCATCTCGCAAAACGCGCAGACATTTAGCGACATAACAATTGGCGCAAGCAAGAACGCTTCAGCCGCAGGACCAATTACTGTTAGTGGAACTTTAACCATTCCATCTGGTAGTACTTTTGTGATAGTATAGTAGGAATAAATTATGAGCACATTAGAAGTAAATAAAATAACACCAAGTACAGGAACAGGTATTACTCTCGGTGATAGTGGTGATACATTTACTATTCCAAGTGGAGTTACATTAGCAAATAGCGGAACAGCTACAGGATTTGGTGGAAATAATGCTCCAATATTATCAGTTGGTTTAGCAAGTTCACAAAACATAAGTGACAATACTTGGACAACAGTAATCTTTGATACAGAAATTTTGGATGCTGGAAATATTTATAATAGCTCAACAGGTGTTGCAACACCAACTGCTGGTACTTACTTAATGACTTTTGTTGCAAATGTTGGAGGAAGTGTGAACAACACTTTGGCAAATGCTGGAGTAAAATTTTTAGTTGGAAGTACAACAACTGCTGAACAAAATTTAATTTCTACCACCTACGTTCTTAAATTTGCAATTTTAACTACTACTTATGTTATGACATTTGATGGTAGTACAACTGTAGCATGTCAAGCATATAATGATGTTACTAGTGGACAAGCAAGTATTTATGGTGGTGGAAACCCTAGATTTGGTGCAACATTTCAAATGGTGAAACTAATAGGAGCATAGATGAGCATATTAAAAGTTAATACAATACAGGATAGAGGGGGCAACGCCATTATCTCTAGCGATGGTTCTGGTAATTTAACACAGACTTTTGCATCTAATACTCCAGCTTTTTTTGCAAAGTTATCTGGAAACCAAACAGTATCAGATAACACTCAAACTCTTGTTAATTTTGATACTGAGGTTTATGATACTGATGGTCAGTATGACACTACTAATAAAAGATTTGTAGCACCTTCAGCAGGAAAATATGTTTTTACCGCAACTGCTGGTTTTAGTAATTTTAACGAGCCAACAGGTACAAGAGTTCATTTACAGTTTTACAAAAATGGTTCATTAGAAGATTTTTCTGGAGATATGGCTACAGTAACTAATAATGCTTCAGCAGACCCAACAATGAATTTTACAAGTCAAATCAGCTTAACTACAAACGATTACGTTGATGTAAGAATTTATCAAAATGGAGGCAGTGATGAAACACTACAATCAGCATATGCTAGATTTTTTGGATACAGGATTATAGGAGCATAACATGACATCGATTATTAAAGTAGACAATATTCAAACCGCTGCTGGTGGAACTCCTACAGCTTCATCTTTAGGTATTGGTGGTGTTGGTAAAATTGGACAAGTAGTTAATGCAACTACTACTACACAAACGCAAACAACTTCTAGTACATTTATTGATTCAACTATTGTAGCTTCAATAACTCCTTCTTCAACATCATCAAAAATTATAATTAATATTCAAATGTTTTGTCAACTTTTTGGTAATAGTGTTGAGTCAAAAGTTATAGGTAAATATCAACTTGTTAGAACGATTGGGGGGAGTGCTACAAATATTTTTACTTCAAATAATAATCCAAGATTTGATGATTTTGATGAGAATACAGATTTTTTTATGTTTAATTTTCCGATACTTCATGTTGACTCACCTAATACAACTTCAGCTTGTGAATACAAAATACAAATAGCTTCTGGTGATGGAACAGGAAATTCAAGATTTTCTGCACAACAAGATAGTCAACCAAGCAACACTGTTTTAATGGAGGTACTAGCATAATGGCAATCACAAGACTGACAGCACCCTCAATCACAGGATT